CTTGTTCGCACCTTCCTTAGCAGGTACCGAAGCTCGCGACTCCACGGTTGGCAAGGGTGGGGCAATGCAAAACCTGGGTCAGGACTCCGCCACAAAGGTTAACTCTGGCGGGCAATATACCCTTGGGCGGTCAAAAGATGAGTTTCAGGCTCTGGCCCGGGCAGAAGATCTCCAGGTCGCTGGCGGTACGGCAATCGTCTACGCAGGTACGCTGGCGGATGCATCGGTCAGTGGCGCGACAGGAAGCCTGTCGTTAATGACGCCACGGGATAATGTTACGCCAGTTAAACTCGAAGGGGCGGTCCGGATTACCGATAGCGCGACATTGACTCTGGGAAATGGCGTCGATACCACGCTTGCCGACCTGACGGCTGCCAGCCGGGGCAGTGTCTGGCTTAACAGCAATAATTCCTGTGCAGGTACCAGCAACTGCGAATATAGAGTAAACAGTTTGCTACTCAACGACGGTGATGTTTATTTGTCAGCACAAACAGCAGCGCCTGCCACAACTAACGGTATCTACAATACGCTGACAACCAATGAACTTTCCGGTAGCGGTAATTTCTACCTGCATACCAACGTTGCAGGCTCCCGGGGCGATCAACTGGTCGTCAACAACAACGCCACTGGTAATTTTAAAATCTTTGTTCAGGATACCGGCGTCAGCCCACAGTCTGACGACGCGATGACGCTGGTGAAAACAGGGGGAGGGGATGCTTCGTTTACGCTGGGCAATACCGGCGGTTTCGTTGATCTTGGGACCTATGAGTATGTCCTGAAAAGTGACGGCAACAGCAACTGGAACCTGACCAATGATGTCAAACCCAACCCGGACCCCATCCCAAATCCAAAGCCAGACCCAAAACCCGATCCAAAGCCAGACCCAAATCCAAAACCAGACCCTACTCCCGATCCAACGCCGACACCCGTTCCGGAGAAACGCATTACGCCTTCTACGGCAGCCGTACTCAATATGGCAGCAACATTACCGTTGGTATTTGATGCTGAGCTAAACAGTATTCGCGAGCGGTTGAACATAATGAAAGCGAGTCCACACAACAATAATGTCTGGGGGGCGACGTATAACACCCGTAATAATGTCACCACCGATGCGGGTGCCGGGTTTGAGCAGACGCTGACCGGAATGACAGTGGGGATCGACAGCCGTAATGATATTCCTGAAGGAATTACCACGCTAGGCGCTTTTATGGGCTATTCCCATTCACATATCGGTTTTGATCGCGGAGGACATGGCAGTGTGGGCAGTTATTCTCTGGGCGGCTATGCCAGTTGGGAACATGAAAGTGGTTTCTATCTGGACGGTGTCGTGAAGCTGAACCGTTTTAAAAGTAACGTAGCAGGTAAAATGAGCAGCGGTGGAGCCGCCAATGGCAGTTACCACAGCAACGGGCTGGGCGGTCACATTGAAACCGGGATGCGATTTACCGATGGTAACTGGAACCTGACGCCGTATGCATCGTTAACGGGGTTCACCGCTGATAACCCCGAATATCATTTATCCAATGGCATGAAATCGAAATCAGTCGATACCCGCAGTATATATCGTGAACTGGGCGCAACGCTGAGTTACAACATGCGTCTGGGGAACGGTATGGAAGTTGAGCCGTGGCTGAAGGCGGCTGTGCGCAAAGAATTTGTCGATGATAACCGGGTGAAAGTGAATAGTGACGGTAATTTCGTCAATTATTTGTCGGGCAGACGTGGAATATACCAGGCAGGTATTAAAGCCTCATTCAGCAGTACGTTAAGCGGGCATCTTGGGGTGGGGTATAGCCATAGTGCCGGTGTGGAATCCCCGTGGAACGCGGTAGCTGGTGTGAACTGGTCGTTCTGACCATCAACGAAAAAGCCCACATCTGTGGGCTTTCATGTTACCAGGAGCCGCGGCTCCTTTGCGTATCCTTTTATGTCTCCTCACCGTCTGGTCGGTGTTTTGCTGAGACTTCTAACTTCCTGTTTTTGTTGGTGTTGTCCTTACACCGTCCAATCATGATTGGTGGAGCTGGCGGGAGTTGAACCCGCGTCCGAAATTCCTACATACCATTTTTACTACAGAAAAAATAATGATTTATGTTTAAAAACAATACTTTAGTGTTATGTGGTGTTTGACAGTTTTATCTGTTTTTAAAGCTCTGCCGCCAAAATGTCGCCATCATCAATCGCGTCTCAGCTGGGGTAAGCGAGACATCTTGGCGGGTTGATAAGCTATAGTGATCAAGAACTGAGAATACTTGAACCAATTCTCTAGAATCCCTTCACCATATATCAAAATTTTATCTTCTATAGGGAAGTACAAGTTTACCACTTCATTTCTGCAAGTATCCAAGAAGGCGTAGGTTATCTCTTCTAAGGATTGCAGTGATTCGTACAGAGTGCCAAAATCATAAAATGGTGAATAAACTTGGTATTTATTATAACTATCATTTATTACAAATGACTTTTTATAATGAAATCCACCTAAACACAACAGTTTACAAGTTTTTTCATAAATAATCATAACTCCTACAAATATTCTCATCTTTGTTGTGCAAAGTTCCTCTGTAGGATGTATTTGATTTTCACTCTCGGATAATTGCTTGAGTCTTGCGTTGATTTCTACCCAACATTTGTGTAAATCAATAACAAATTGCTCATTAATATCTAATTGTTGAGAATCATCAGGCGTAGATTGTGGGTATGCTTTTCTATATAGTTCTTGTGGATGTTTTATAAAATGTTGGTAGATTGCTTCAGCTTGAGCTTCCTGAACCGGGTAGTAGCTGCCTATTCTTTTTCCTTCGATTTTTTTATATAAATCAAGATGAAATTTCATGTGGTTGTAATATAAATCTACCCTGTTTTTCCTTTCTGCCTCTGAGATCTGTTTTTCTGTTTGTTTGGTTCTGTGTAGGTTGTTTACTATTGAAACTAAAGGTACTGCAGATGCAAGGATGAGTAATGGTAATTTCGAGATATCTAAAAATCTCTCATAACCGTGACTTGTAAGACTAAAAGAGTGTATTTTATCTATCCAGACAAAAGAACCAAAGTAAAGGCTGGTGAATAAAGGTAGGCCTATTGCAGCCCAGAACAAGGGTTGTTGGAACAGGCTTCTATGATCGAGAACATAAAGTCGATATTTTATAAATAAGAATATACAACCTAATAAAACGGATAGGTACATAAATGTGCTAATGCTTTTTTCCATTATCAGTATCCCAACATAGCCAGTGGATTTTTTGTTACAGCATCTTCTAAATGATCTGGCGAAAAATGAGCATAAACCATCGTCATTTTTATATCAGAGTGACCAAGAATATCGCGTAGTACCAATATGTTTCCGCCATTCATCATGAAGTGACTGGCGAATGTATGGCGCAACACGTGTGTGCACTGGCCTTCAGGCAGGTCTATACCGGCTCGTTTTACTGCGCGCTCAAAAGCTTTTCTGCAGGGCGTGAATAGTTTCCCTCTGTTTTTGGGGAGTTCTTCATATAGCTCCTGAGATATCGGTACGGTTCGGTTTTTCTTGCCTTTAGTTTTGGTGTAGGTGATCCGGTATTTTGATAATTGATGGCCCTGCAGGTTTTCGGCTTCACTCCATCTCGCGCCGGTGGCCAGACATATTTTTGCAACCGTCAGCAGACTAGAGCTTTGAGAATCAGCACAGGCATCCAGCAGACGTTTAATTTCTTCCGGGGTCAGGAACGCCAATTCACTCTCAGCAATTTTAAATGTTGGCAGCCCGGCAAGCGGGTTGGGGGCTGACCAGTGGCCCAGCTTTTTCAGTGTACCAAAAACAGATGATAGATTGCGCTGTTCAAGGTTTACCGTGCGGGGCTTAACGGGCGACATAAGCGTGCCATCTTCATTTCGTACTTCACCTTTTAACCGTGCTTCGCGGTATTTCGTAAAGTCACCGGCTGTCAGTTCTGAAGCGATGGGATCGCCTAGACCATTACAGATAATACTAAGTTTCGCCATGAGGCGCTTGGGGTCTGTGAGTGTTTGACCATACAGGGAATACCACAGCTCAATTAATTCTGATAAATGTCGCCGATCTTCCTTTTCCCCCAGCCATGGTTTTTTGTTCACTTCTTCCATTGTGAAGCTTTCAAATGCAATAGCTTCGCCTTTGGTAGCAAATTGCTTACGCACGCGCTTACCATTGCGTCCATTGGGATAGCACTCACACAACCATTTTCCGTTCGGCTGTTTTCTGATGGTCATAAGTTAGAGGTTCTTGATTACTTTGACTGCACGTCCTACGACTTCCACATCATCTACAGAACATTCAAATGAAGTGTCATCTTGGTTAACTACTATTTTGTTTCCAGGTATGCGCGCAATTTTGACGATGTTTTTCATACCGTCGATGTCTATGAGCCAAATTCCGTTACTAAGCTGTTTTGTTGATGTATCAACAATGTAATTGCCGTCGTTAGCTTTGACGTACAAACAATATTCGGCTTTTCCGGGTATCAAAGTCTGATCAAGGAAAACATCCCCCATCTCTTCGAGCGTTCCGTTCTCAATGGTTGCCTGCCTTACTGATGGGATAACTATCTTTGAAAGGGGGCGAACTGTAGGTGAACTCTCGTTTTTGAACTTATTTTTTTCTTCTGTTTGAGGATACATTTCCCCTTGGCCCGTTGTCAGCCAAAGAAGAGAAATACCTGTTTCAAGGGCACATTGAATAACCCAGTCAGCAGGGAAGCTATCACGTAACATCCTGTTTGCCATGGTGCTTTTTGATGCTTCGAGGTGTTCAACCAACGCTATCTGAGTGTTGAAACCATAGGCTGTCATCAGCCTTTTGATGGTCTCTCTCCCTCCCGTATTTGCACCTGTACTAATCTTCAAGATGAACTCTCCATTTGACAATCCAATAACGAGATCGTATTTTTGTATTTAACTTCTAATATGAGAGTTTAGAAGTTGGGGTTAAACATCATAAAACGAGCTTAAACCAAGAGATACTGCACTATGAGCACAGATATTTCAATTCGTGTACCAAAAGAGATGGCTACGCCTGCTGAATTCGCTGAATGGGAAGGGATTTCCCGCGGGTCTGTTTACCAAAAAATTCACCATGGTCAACTCGCTAAGTACATGGTCAAGAAAGAAAAAAACAAAGGCCGCGTAAGCCTGCGTTATCTGATGTACAAAACTGATCAGGTCCGTGAATCCCTCGGTCATTCCAACTTCCGCGTCATTGTTGGTAAGTAATTTCAATTATGGGAACTTTCTAAGGGAGCACCATGTTTGATTACAAGATTTCCAAACATCCGCATTTTGATGAAGCCTGTAGAGCTTTTGCACTACGTCACAATATGGCGAAGCTAGCAGAACTCGCGGGAATGAACGTCCAGACGCTGCGTAACAAGCTGAACCCGGAACAACCGCATCAGCTCACTGCACGAGATATCTGGCTACTTACCGATCTGACTGAAGATTCAACGCTGGTAGATGGTTTTCTGGCACAGATTCATTGTCTGCCATGTGTTCCGATTAATGAGGTGGCAAAAGAGAAACTACCGCATTACGTCATGAGTGCAACTGCAGAGATAGGGCGTGTCGCGGCTGGTGCGGTTTCTGGCGATGTAAAAACCAGTGCAGGCCGTCGTGATGCGATCAGCAGCATTAACTCTGTTACACGACTGATGGCGCTGGCTGCTGTTTCATTGCAGGCCCGTTTACAGGCTAATCCTGCGATGGCAAGTGCAGTTGATACCGTAACTGGTCTCGGTGCTTCATTCGGGTTGCTGTGAGGTGCTTATGCTGACGAAAGAACCATCATTTGCATCGCTGCTGGTAAAGCAAAGCCCGGCAATGCACTACGGTCACGGCTGGATCATGGGTGAGGATGGAAAACGCTGGCATCCATGTCATTCACAAGACGAATTGCTGTCTGAATTGACCACGAGGAAACAGAGAAAGTCAAAATGTATGCAGCGGAAGGTGAAGTGGTTTATCAGTTTCGTTACAGAGGGGAGAGTTATTCAGTACCTGAAGATGATTTGCTCTGTTGTTATCCGTCGTTGTCGGGCGATGGCAGTTACTTTTTCACGCTAAAGGATGGGACGTTTTTACGGGGAGAGCAGGTTAAAGAGACGATACGAAAAAATGTATCTCCTCTTGAACGTTACCGTAATAACAAACAACGATAGTTGCGTTTTGGGGATATGAATTATGGCAATTAATTGCACTGCGGCGACTGTTCCATTAAGCCCCGGTGAACGCCTGAATGGACTTAATCACATTGCGGAGTTAAGGGCGAAAGTTTTTGGCCTGAATATTGAGTCAGAGCTTGAGCGGTTTATTAAAGATATGCGTGATTCACGGGATATTAATAGCGAACAAAATAAACGGGCACTGGCTGCCATATTCTTTATGGCAAAAATTCCAGCTGAACGTCATAGCATCAGCATTAATGAGCTGACCACTGACGAAAAGCGGGAGTTGATTAAAACAATGAATCATTTTCGTGCAGTGGTGAGCTTATTTCCCAGACGGCTAACCATGCCGAATTAACCAACTAATGAAATTAATGGCGTAAACCCGCCAGGCATCCCTTTATCTAAATTCAGGAGAATTGATTATGCGTAATATTGAAACCCTCACGACCAAAACCGGACCGGATGACGCAGGGCTTAATATTTTACTGACAGAGGCTCGTCTGGAAGAACGCCGGGCAAGGGCTGAAGCAATGGCAGCTCGCCTTGATAGTCTGGCGTGTCATATTACATCCCGCCAGCTAAACCACGTCGAAGCGGCAGAACTGCTGCGTGTGACTGCTGAAGCAATCCAGAACGAAGCGCAGGAGATCCACTAATGGCTGATGCAATGGATCTCGTACAGCAGCGCGTTGAAGAAGAACGCCAGCGCCACATCCGTGCTGCCCGTGCCAAAACACCGGGCGTGTCTCGCGTGCTTTGCATTGAGTGTGAAGCGCCAATTCCGCCAGCACGCCGCCGCGCCATTCCGGGAGTGCAGCTTTGCATTACCTGTCAGGAAATCGCAGAGCTGAAAGGTAAACATTACAACGGAGGTGCTGTATGAGCACCATCCTGAAATGGGCGGGTAATAAAACCGCCATTATGTCCGAACTGAAAAAACACCTTCCTGCTGGCCCGCGACTGGTTGAACCTTTCGCGGGTTCTTGTGCTGTGATGATGGAGACGGATTACCCCAGCTATTTGGTTGCGGATATTAATCCTGATTTAATCAACCTCTATAAAAAGGTTGCCGCTGATTGTGAATCGTTTATATCTCGCGCCAGAGTTTTATTTGAGATCGCAAACAGGGAGGTGGCTTATTACAACATAAGGCAGGAGTTTAATTACTCCACTGAAATTACTGATTTCATGAAAGCGGTATATTTCCTGTATCTCAATCGGCACGGTTACCGTGGTTTATGTCGCTATAACAAGAGCGGGCATTTCAACATTCCCTACGGTAATTATAAAAATCCGTATTTCCCTGAAAAAGAAATTCGTGCATTTGCAGAAAAAGCCCAGCGGGCAACATTTATCTGCGCCAGCTTCGATGAAACGCTGGCAATGTTGCACGCGGGAGATGTGGTGTATTGCGATCCGCCGTATGACGGTACGTTTTCCGGCTATCACACTGATGGTTTCACTGAAGATGACCAGTATCACCTGGCATCCGTTCTTGAACATCGGTCATCAGAAGGACATCCAGTCATTGTTTCTAACAGTGACACATCCCTGATCCGTTCGCTGTATCGCAATTTTACTCACCACTATATCAAGGTAAAACGCAGCATCGGTGTGGCAGCTGGCGAGGGTAAATCAGCAACAGAAATCATTGCTGTTTCCGGGCCGTGCTGCTGGATGGGATTTGATTATTCGCGTGGCGTGGATAGTTCTGCCGTGTACGGAGTACGTGCATGACTCATGCCGATATGAACAACTGCTGCGGCTTTAACGAGGCTGCCGCAGCATTCTCATGGAACAGCCCGAAAAAGGCCATTAACCCTTATCTGGACCCGGCGGAAGTTGCGCCGGTTTCTACGCTTTCAAACCTGATCACTCTGTACGCTGCCGATAACGAGCAGGAACAGTTGCGCCGCGAGGCACTGAGTGATCAGGTCTGGGAGCGTTATTTCTTTAATGAATCACGTGATCCTGTCCAGCGCGAAATGGAGCAGGATAAGCTCATTAGCCGGGCAAAGCTGGCGCATGAGCAGCAGCGTTTTAATTCAGACATGGTCATTCTGGCGGACGTCAACGCCCAGCCTTCCCATATCAGCAAGCCGCTGATGCAACGTATTGAATACTTCAGCAGCCTGGGCAGGCCAAAGGCTTATTCCCGCTATTTACGTGAGACGATTAAGCCATGTCTGGAACGACTGGAGCATGTACGCGACAGTCAGCTATCTGCATCTTTTCGCTTTATGGCAAGCCATGAAGGGCTGGACGGCCTGCTGATCCTGCCTGAAATGAGTCAGGATCAGGTGAAACGCCTGTCCACCCTGGTAGCTGCGCATATGAGTATGTGCCTTGATGCAGCTTGTGGTGATTTGTATGCCACCGATGACGTTAAGCCAGAAGAAATCCGCAAGACATGGGAAAAGGTGGCAGCGGAGACCCTGCGTCTGGATGTCATCCCACCTGCGTTTGAGCAACTCCGTCGGAAAAGAAACCGCCGTAAACCCGTGCCCTATGAACTCATTCCGGGTTCGCTGGCGCGTATGTTGTGCGCCGACTGGTGGTATCGGAAATTATGGAAGATGCGTTGCGAATGGCGGGAAGAGCAGTTGCGCGCTGTTTGCCTGGTCAGCAAAAAAGCATCTCCTTATGTCAGCTATGAAGCCGTGATGCATAAACGTGAGCAGCGCCGTAAGTCGCTGGAGTTTTTCCGTTCTCATGAACTGGTGAACGAAGACGGCGACACGCTGGACATGGAGGATGTGGTAAACGCCAGCAGCAGCAACCCTGCGCATCGCCGCAATGAGATGATGGCCTGTGTTAAAGGTCTGGAGCTTATCGCGGAAATGCGCGGTGACTGCGCCGTTTTCTACACTATCACCTGTCCGTCGCGTTTCCATTCCACGCTAAATAACGGCAGACCAAACCCGACCTGGACAAACGCGACGGTAAGACAAAGCAGCGATTATCTGGTCGGCATGTTTGCTGCATTTCGTAAGGCGATGCACAAAGCCGGGTTGCGCTGGTATGGCGTGCGGGTGGCTGAGCCGCATCATGATGGCACAGTTCACTGGCACCTGTTGTGTTTCATGCGCAAAAAAGACCGCCGTGCCATCACTGCATTACTGCGTAAGTTTGCCATCCGTGAAGACCGCGAGGAGCTGGGCAATAACACTGGGCCGCGCTTTAAGTCTGAGTTGATTAACCCGCGCAAAGGAACGCCGACAAGCTACATCGCGAAATATATCAGTAAGAACATTGACGGTCGTGGTCTGGCTGGCGAGATCAGCAAGGAAACGGGTAAATCTCTGCGTGATAACGCTGAATACGTGAATGCCTGGGCGTCTTTGCATCGTGTTCAGCAATTCCGCTTCTTTGGCATTCCGGGGCGTCAGGCTTACCGTGAACTGCGATTGTTGGCTGGTCAGGCGGCAAGGCAACAGGGGGACAAAAATGCAGGTGCGCCGGTACTGGATAACCCGCGTCTTGATGCCATTCTGGCTGCTGCTGATGCTGGTTGTTTTGCCACCTACATCATGAAGCAGGGCGGCGTACTGGTTCCCCGTAAATATCACCTCATCAGAACCGCTTATGAAATCAACGAAGAGCCGACCGCCTATGGCGATCACGGCATTCGTATTTATGGCATCTGGTCACCCATTGCAGAGGGCAAGATCTGCACTCATGCAGTGAAGTGGAAAATGGTTCGTAAAGCCGTTGACGTTCAGGAGGCGGCAGCCGACCAGGGCGCTTGCGCCCCTTGGACTCGTGGCAATAACTGTCCCCTTGCTGAAAATTTGAACCAACAAGGGAAAGACAAATCAGCTGATGGGGATACCAGGACGGACATTACCCGCATGGATGACAAGGAGTTGCACGATTACCTGCACAGTATGAGCAAAAAAGAGCGCCGGGAACTGGCTGCAAGGTTACGCCTGGTGAAACCGAAACGGCGTAAAGACTACAAACAGCGAATTACAGACCATCAGCGACAGCAGCTCGTCTACGAACTGAAGTCCAGAGGATTTGATGGCAGCGAGAAAGAGGTCGATTTACTCCTTCGCGGCGGCAGTATTCCGTCAGGAGCAGGCCTGCGTATCTTCTATCGGAACCAGCGTTTGCAGGAAGATGATAAGTGGCGAAACCTGTATTAATTACGCGGGTTAACAATTCGTGCTCTTAATAATACCAGGCATATCAGGCTGATGAACGTAAAAAAACGTTTTACATCAGTAAGATTATTATATACTGTAAATATAAACAGTGGTTATGTATACAGTATTGCTTGTGGTGTCATAGGAGGAAAGATGCAGGACTATTTTTTGGAGTCTTTGAAGCTCCAGCGCATTGATTTTTTTCTTAAGCTTGTAGCGGCTAGTGAGTGTAGTGATGAAGAGAAGGGGCTGGCTCTGCAGTGGGTTTCTGAATTGACTGATGAACTCATGGCAAAAATCAGAAGCCACGAATACAACCGCTCAATGGATGTCATCAGCTGAGGTGACTTTTATGCGCATTGAAATAATGATCGATAAAGAGCAGAAGATTAGCCAGTCTACCCTGGACGCCCTTGAATCCGAGCTTTACCGCAATCTGCGCCCCCTGTATCCAAAAACGGTAATTCGTATCCGCAAAGGTAGCTCTAACGGTGTGGAACTGACTGGGCTGCAACAGGACGAAGAAAGAAAACAAGTGATGAAAATTATGCAGAAGGTGTGGGAAGACGACAGCTGGCTGCATTAAGAAACGTTGCTGGCGTCTGAACTTGCTTCTGGCGTCAGCAAGGTTGAACAACGAGCCCTTGCGAGGCGTTAGCTCTGTAGTGCATGTCTATGCCGCATGAGATCGCATGATCGTTTGAGGATCGTTTTTGCTAAGGCCCGCCAGAACTGGCGGGCTTTTGCGTAGATCATGCAGGTGCATGAAAACCACTACATAAAGCGGGCAGGCGTGGCGGGGATACGAGCGCGCGCTGAGATATGAATTAGTAATAGTTGTTTTAATCTATCTTGTTAAGTAAATTAACGATCAACCCATGGTCATGTCTAGGGAATGATGATATGAATTTTGATGCAACTCCTTTAAATATTAAAAATATACTTTCTGTTAAACAGCGTTATGTGATTCCACGGAATCAACGAGAATTTAGTTGGGAAAAGTTACAACTTGATGAATTGTGGCAAGACATAATAAGAAATATAAAATTAAATCCCAAAGGGGATGACTTTGAATTCAATGAGTACTTTATTGGTACAATTGTATTGTCTGGTGCTGACAGTGATAATGTTTTGGAGATTGTTGATGGTCAGCAGCGTTTCAGTGTTATTACAATTCTACTTTCTTTAATTTCTAGGTTTTTAAGAAAAAATGGGAAGGCCGAATTTGCTGATGATATTTTTAAAACATATATCGTAACCGCAAATCAGACGTTCAATAGAAATTCTGTCAGTTCTAATGGCGACTCAGTAGTTGAGAAGCTTTCTAAAAATAGTGACAGGGCTTTTTTTAAACTAAAATTCCAAGATAGAGTTGAGCATAAAGCTGATGTGACTTGCGATGAAGATAAAAAGATTCAATATGCTGGGTTGTATTTAAGCAGAAAGCTAGGAAAGAAAGCATTATGTTCTTCTTTGTTGCGTGACGGTGCAGTAAAGTATAAAAAGGAAGATTACCTTTTTTGCTTGAATGCCGTTTACAATATGGTTACTAATTATCTTAAATTAGTAAGGATATCAGTAGGCAAGGAAGATGACGCGTATGATATTTTCGAGGTTTTGAATGCAAGGGGAATAAACTTAAGCTCCCTTGATCTGATTAAAAATAAAGTTTTCCAGAGTTGTATTGAAACATATCCAATAGATAAAGCCAAAGAGAAATGGGATTATATTACTAATTGCATCGAAGCTAGAGATAGTAACGCTACAATGGTTGATTATGTCAGGTGTTGGTGGCTTTCTAAGTTTAATTATATAGGTGAAGATCAACTATACCGTGCCTTTAAAAGAGAGATAAATGATGGTGTTTATGGATTAACTGCAATTTCATTTTTGGATGAGTTGCATAAAGATGTTGATTTATATTGTAAGATAATTTCTCCAGATATTGATGATTGGCCTCAACAGGATCAGCGAGATATTTACAATTCACTTAAAGCATTTGAAATATTCAATGTTTCAATCCCTCGCCCATTCATTTTGTCATTATTAAGAAAAAGAAGAGATAAATCTAGAAGTCTTTCGCAAAAAAGTTTAATAGAGTGTCTAATGTGTTTAGAGAGATTCCACTTTAGATTTAATGCTATTTGCCGATTAAGACCCTCTGGCATAGACGCCAAGTATTCAGTATTAGCAGTAAGCCTTGATAAAGCTACTAATAAACGTAGTATCGAATCAACCATTAGTGAAGCAATAGCATACTTTTCTGCGAAAAGTCCAAATGAAAAAGTATTCAATGAGGCATTTGTTAAAAATTTATTTTATACAAATAAAAAAGCCTCCCAGCGTAAGCTCATAATGTATATTTTTGAACGTTTTGAAAAGAAATTGCGAGGAACTAATGAGTTAAAATTAGACTTAGTTTCACTCGAGCATATTGGTGCACAAAGTAGTTTTGACTCAGAGGTTGTTGGATTAATGGGGAATCTTCTTCCTCTTTGCTTTACTTTGAATGAATCATGTAAAAATGATAGCTTAAGTAAAAAAATAAACGAGTATAAGAAGTCAAACCTTAAGGTGGTTAATGAGTTTATTGATGAGTATTCATCTAACGATGAGGAATGGAATGCCCAAAAAGTTCAGATTAGAACATTATCTATGTCAGCGAAGGCCTATAATATAATCTAATATATATTGGGCGCTTATGTTAAGCGCCTTGTTTCATAATAATTTTTAACAGTTTAAGGCATAAGTTTTAAAGTTAACTACTTTCTCACCAAGCCAGTGATTTAGTTCCTTTAGTCGTTTCTGCAATGGTATTAACTCATTACGAACAAAAACGAGACTGGCCTTCTCCACATCCCCAAACCCCCCGACATTATTAGGCATTATCCCCATCATTTGTGGCGGCACACGATGCGCCGCCATCATGTCGTCCCGGCTCACGTTCTTGATATTCAGGAACTCATCCTTCGCCGCCACTTCTGACAACGGGATAATCTGAAGCCCGTCCTTTTTACCGTTAGGCGAGTACATAAACAGGTTACGGAAGTTACCAGGACCTTTGGCGCTTTTCATCGCATTGCGGAGGTTGTTCACATCCTCCTGGTTTTGCGCTGCATCGGTCATGTACATGATGAAGCCTGCATGACTGCCGTTAATGTAATACTTGCGGCGGAACAGCGTGGCGGACTCGTTGAGCAGGGCTGACGGAATGGCAGAAAGATAACCGGGCAGGCCGTAGATCTCCTGGTTGATATCCGGTTCCATCAGATGAAAGATGCTGCCTTTCGTGAACTGATACGGCTGCGTAGTCATGCCGTATTGCACAAACCAGTAGGTATCCAGATCTAATCCGCGTCGGGTGTATTTTGCCAGCGCAGGCTCAAGGGCGATAACTTCACCGAATCGATTCGTGCGTTTCTCCAGGTAGGCGTTACCGAATACCAGATAGTCCTGCACAAAACGTGAAAAAGCCTGCTGGCTGAGCAGCGGGTGAGGGATGTAGGTGCTGGTCAGAATGTTGCATTTCACCGCAATCGGTGAGCTGTGATGCACGGCGGCGCGGAAGGTTCGTGCCAGTCCGTCAAAGCTGACGGGCGGCTCATACCAGCGATCCATCTGTACGCATTCCACATAGTCCAGCAATTCGCGGCGGTCCAGAACAGGAACGGGATCACCGAAGCTGAATGCTTCGGCTGAAGTCTGGCTTTTATGCTGGATCTGTTTCGTCGACGCAGCGCGGTTCTTCTTACTCTTTCCCATCAAAAAATCTCCACAATATTGCTGGTATTGGCGGACTCGCCCTGCAGCGGTTCGTTAAACAGTGCGTGCATTGTTGCCCAGGCCAGATCGGCGTGGCTGGCTTCTTCGCTGCGGCTGGCTTCATAGGTTGGGCGGTTGCCACTGGCGGTGGTGGCGCGACGGATTGCCATGAATGACTGCGCAATGTCGGTGTGCCCGGCGTCAAACTCCAGACGGCGGTGGCTGATAATGTCGTAGGCCTTGAGTACCAGAGCGTTTTTAACGTTGGGGTTGTAGACAAACTCCCGGACGGCTGGAAAAAACGCTTTCACGTTCTCGTAAACCCCGTGGCCGACGCCGGTCGAGTCGATGCCGATGTAGGTCACGTTGTACTGCTCGGTCAGTTTTTTGATGGCGTCAGCCTGGGCGCGGAAGTCCATCCCGCGCCACTGGTGACGCTCAAGAATGCGGAACTTACCACCAGGCACGGCTGGCGGTGCCACCACCACGCATCCGGCGCTGTCGCCGTTTTGCGTACCTTTTGCCGGGTCATAACCGATCCACACTTCGCGCCAGCCAAACGGGCGCAGAGCCAGTGCATGAAAGTCGGTCCAGACTTCCCAGCTGTCCACCATGCACGCCTGCAGCTCGCTGAGCGGGAACACGGACGCGAGATCGTCCACAAACTCGCACATCAGCAGGTTCTGGTATTCGTCCGGGCTGTACTCCATGCGCAACTGGTCAAGGTCGAACAGGTTACAGCCGCCGCGCACCGCATCTTCCACGGTGACTATCTGGCGGTATTGCCCGTCTGCGCACAGCAGGCCGGGGGCCAGATTGCTGTGGGACAGGTCGATGTCCACCTTGTCGGCTTTGTTGCGCCCACGGTTGAACAGCGCACCGGACCAGAACGGATAAGCACTATGAGTCAGGCTGGATGGCGTGGAAAAATAGGTTTGTCGCCATTTCTTGTGAATAGCCATACCGGAAGCCACTTTGCGCAGCTCCTGGAATTTCGGTATCCAGAAATATTCATCCAGATACAGGTTGCCGTGATAACTCTGGGCAGTGCGGGCATTGGTGCCGAGGAAGTAAAGCGTGGCCCCGTTAGGAAGCACCATCGGATCGCCTTTCAGCTCCACCTCCACTTCTTTGGCGAAGTCGATGATGTACTGCTTAAAGACGTGGGCCTGAGTCTTGCTGGCGGAAAGGAAAATCTGGTTACGCCCGGTTAGCAGGGCGTCAATCAGGGCTTCACGGGCAAAATAGAAGGTCGCGCCGATCTGGCGTGACTTCAGCAGGTTGCGGATGCGGTTGGTTTTTCCGGCTTCCCACCAGTGGCGCTGGTAGTTGAACATGGAGGAATGGAAGATTTCTTCCAGCTTCTCAATCTGTTCATCGGTGAAAACGTTCTTTTCCGGCTGACGGCGCGGGCCTTTGTTGCGGTTGGCGACGTTAGGGTTTAAGTCGGCTTCGTTGCCGCCATTGTTAAACTTGCCGATCCGCGCGTGGCGTTCCGACTGGCGCGCCAGCAGGTCAATCTCTTTGAAATCTTTCCCTTCTTTGTGCTCCTTCATAATGAGCTGGCAGTAGCGTGCGGCGGTGGTGAGCTGCATCTGATCCAGCGGCCCATAGTCACCCCACTTGTCGCGTTTTTTCCAGCTGTGAACGGTTGCAACTTTCTCTCCCAGCATTTCAGCAATGCGGGCGACGCGGTATCCCTGAAAGTACAGCAGCATGGCCTGCCGACGGGGATCGAGATCTGCGGGTGTCAGTGTGGTGTTCATGGCACAAACCTACAGCCTTGAATGAAGGCTTTCCCCGCCTGCGGTTTGTGTGGTTGTCGGTACAAATACCGCGCATTGTTTCACTGCCCCCATCACCGCAACCATAAGGCTCCAGTAAGTTTTTTCTAACGGAGCACGGCTCATGACAGTGAAAGCAAAGCGTTTTCGCATCGGGGTGGAAGGTGCCACCACCGACGGACGAGAAATCCAGCGTGAATGGCTGGAACAGATGGCAGCCAGCTACAACCCGGCGGTGTATACCGCGCTGATTAACCTTGAGCACATCAAGTCTTATCTGCCGGACAGCACCTTTAACCGCTACGGCAAGGTGACGGCGCTGTTTGCTGAAGAAATCACGGAAGGTCCACTGGCAGGCAAGATGGCGCTGTATGCCGACGTTGAGCCAACGGAGTCCCTGGTGGAGCTGGTGAAAAAAGGCCAGAAATTATTCACCTCTATGGAAGTCAGCCCGAAGTTCGCTGATACGGGAAAAGCCTACCTGGTTGGCCTGGCTGCCACTGATGACCCTGCCAGTCTGGGCACTGAAATGCTGACATTCAGCGCCAGTGCAGCCCATAACCCGCTGGCAAACCGCAAGCAGAATCCCGCCAATCTTTTTACCGCTGCAGAGGAAACGGTGATCGAACTGGAAGAAATCCAGGATGACAAACCGTCCCTGTTTGCCCGTGTCACGGCGCTGTTCACCAAAAAAGAGCAGTCCGATGACGCCAGGTTCTCTGATGTGCATAAGGCCGTGGAACTGGTCGCCACTGAGCAGCAGAACCTGAGTGCGCGCACCGAAAAATCCCTGTCTGAGCAGGAAGAACGCCTGTCTGAGCTGGAGACTGCCCTGCAGGCACAGCAGACCGCCTTTAACGAACTGGTGGACAAGCTGAGCCAAGAAGACAGCCGCCAGGACTACCGCCAGCGTGCAACAGGCGGTAACGCCCCCGCTGACACTCTGACCAATTGCTGATGGAGCACAAAACCTGATGAAGAAGAATACCCGCTTTGCTTTTAACGCTTACCTGCAGCAACTGGCGCGTCTGAACGGTGTGGCAGTTGAAGAACTGTCCAGCAAGTTCACCGTAGAGCCGTCCGTGCAGCAGACATTGGAAGACCAGATCCAGCAGTCCGCCGCTTTCCTGACGCTGATTAACGTCACGCCAGTGACTGAGCAGTCCGGTCAGCTGCTGGGGTTGGGAGTTGGCAGCACCATTGCCGGAACCACTGATACCACCGCGAAAGAGCGTGAACCTGTCGATCCGACGCTGATGGTCGATGTGGAATATAAATGCGAGCAGACCAACTTTGACACGGTACTGACCTACGCGAAGCTGGACCTGTGGGCGAAGTTTCAGGATTTTCAGGTGCGTATCCGTGACGCCATCGTGAAACGTCAGGCACTGGACCGCATCATGATCGGCTTTAACGGCGTGAAGCGTGCGAAAACCTCCAACCGTAGCGAAAACCCGTTACTGCAGGATGTGAATAAAGGCTGGTTGCAGAAAATCCGTGAGGATGCACCGGATCACGTCATGGGCAGCACCACCACGGGCGGTGAAACCACACCGGGTGCGGTGAAAGTCGGGAAAGGTGGCGAATATGCCAACCTGGACGCCGTGGTGATGGATGCCGTTAATGAGCTTATCGACGTGGTCTATCAGGACGATGACGATCTGGTGGTGATTTGCGGTCGTGAACTGCTGTCTGACAAGTATTTCCCGCTGGTCAACAAAGAGCAGGAAAACAGTGAAAAACTGGCTGCCGATATGATCATCAGTCAGAAACGCATGGGTGGCCTGCAGGCCGTGCGTGCGCCGTTCTTCCCGCCGAATGCGCTGCTGATCACCCGTCTGGATAACCTGTCCATCTACTGGCAGGAAGACACCCGCCGCCGTTCAGTTATCGACAACCCGAAACGTGACCGGATTGAAAACTTTGAATCCGTTAACGAAGCCTATGTGGTTGAGGACTACCGCTGCGCCGCACTGGTGGAAAACATCCAGATTGGTGATTTCAGCGCCGCCGCAGCCGAAATCGGAGCGTAATCCATGAGCCTGAGTCCCGCACGGCAGCATCGCCTGCGCGTTCAGGCTGAACAGGCCGCCCGCGAGGGCGGCAGTGTTCGCCACGCATCGGGCTATGACCTGATGCTGCTGCAACTGGCGGAAGACCGCCGCCGTCTCAAGGGCGTTCAGTCCACGGTCAAAAAAGCGGAAATCAAGGTGGAGCTGCTGCCGAAGTACGCCGCCTGGGCAGAGGGTGTCCTGGCTGCCGGAGGCGCTCAACAGGATGACGTGCTGATGTACGTGATGCTGTGGCGCATTGATGCCGGAGATTATGCCGGAGCGCTGGAGATCGGGCGTCATGCCCTGCGTCATGGCTGGGTGATGCCGCTGGGTAACCGCAACGTGCAGACCGTGCTGGCAGAGGAAATGGCAGACGCCGCGCAGAGCGCAATGCTTGCCACCACCGGCTTTGATGCCGATCTGTTGCTGCAGACGCTGGAGCTGACAGACGGTCTGGATATGCCGGACCAGTCACGGGCGCGTCTGCATAAAGCGATTGGCGCGGTCCTGAGTGAAAGCAATCCGGCGTCTGCCCTTAATCATCTCAACCATGCGTTACAGCTCGATCCCCGCTGTGGCGTGAAAAAAGACAAACAGCAGCTGGAGCGCAGACTGCGCAATGACAGCCGCTGACAGAACGTGCCCCCGCGCACGGGCGGCACGGGGTGGAGAAAGGCACTGCCACATCAAAACCCCGTCCACCGCCCTCTATTTCAGGAGAAAGCAGCATGAAGTTTGTTGCGCCAGAACAGGCACCGGAACAGGCGGAAATCATCAGAAATACGCCGTTCTGGCCTGATGTGGACCTGTCGGAGTTTCGCAGTGTCATGCGCACTGACGGCACGGTGACGCAGCCGCGTTTAAAGCAGGTTGCGCTGTCGGCAATTTCGGAGGTCAACGCAGAGCTGTATGAGTTTCGCAGACGCCAGCAGATGCTGGGGTATGCCTCGCTGGCAGAGGTTCCGGCGGAACAGCTGGACGGCAAAAGTGAGCGCATTCAGCACTATTTCAACGCGGTTTACTGCTGGGCACGCGCCATGCTCAACGAACGTTACCAGGACTATGACGCCACGGCATCCGGTGTGAAGCGGGGCGAGGAACTGGCGGAAGCCAGCGGTGATTTATGGCGTGACGCCCGCTGGGCCATCAGCCGGGTACAGGACGCGCCGCACTGCACAGTGGAGCTTATCTGATGAAAGTGCGTGCGCATCAGTATGACACGGTGGACGCGCTTTGCTGGCGTCATTACGGGCGCACGCAGGGTGTCACGGAGCAGGTACTGAAGGCAAATCCGGGGCTTGCCGAATACGGCCCCTTTTTACCTCACGGGCTGCAGGTGGAGCTGCCGGACATTCCGACTACCACCACCGTGCAGACCGTCCAGCTATGGGACTGAATTATGACGCTTGAGCGAATCAGCGCCTTTATCACGTACTGCATCGCCGTTGTGCTGGCCTGGCTGGGCGATTTGTCCATCAAGGATGCCTCAACGCTGGGCGGCCTGATGATTGGTGTGCTGATGCTGGCTATCAACTGGTACTACAAACACAAAGCCTACCAGCTTCTGCGCGACGGGCAGATCTCGCGGGAGGACTATGAATCCATCAATCGTTAAACGCTGCCTTGTAGGGGCCGTGCTGGCTATTGCTGCCACGCTGCCGGGTTTTCAGCAGCTTCACACCTCCGTGGAGGGGCTGAAACTGATTGCCGATTACGAAGGCTGTCGTCTGCAGCCGTATCAGTGCAGCGCGGGTGTATGGACTGACGGCATTGGTAATACGTCGGGCGTCATTCCCGGCAAAACCATTACGGAACGACAGGCAGCAGAAGGGCTTATCTCCAACGTGCTGCGTGTGGAGCGGGCGCTGGAAAGATGTGTGAAGCAACAGCCGCCACAAAAGGTGTATGACTCGGTGGTGTCGTTTGCCTTCAACGTGGGGACAGGCAATGCCTGCAGTTCCACGCTGGTGAAATTGCTCAACCAGCGGCGCTGGGCGGATGCGTGCCGACAGTTGCCGCGCTGGGTTTATGTGAAAGGTGTGTTTAATCAGGGGCTGGATAACCGCCGTGAGCGGGAGATGGCCTGGTGTTTACAGGGAGCAAACTGAAATGAAAAAGAAATTAATCAGCGGGCTGTTTCTGATGTTATGGATGGCGCTGTTAATTGCAGCAATGGTGTATCCGCAGGGGATTTTTCCGGTACTGGCAGCGTCCGGCGTTTGGGTAGCCTGTTTACTGACATGGGCGGTAATTCCGGTAGCACTGGCTGCGTTAATTAAGAATGGCTCGCTCTGGCAGGAGTTGAGGGCATCTTTGCTGAAGACCATTACCCGAAAAGAAAACGTATTTATCAGCTGGGTGAGGCGATTGCTGATTGTCGTAAGTCTCGCCTGGACGGGGTGGGCTATTACCCTGGTCTTTTATCTGCTGACCGTTATTGCCTTCTGGATCACCCGTAATCAGATGGCGCAACAGGTAGCAGCATGAACCGGTTGCTGCTGGTTATGCTGGCGTTATTACTGGCGGCGCTGGGTTGGCAGACGTGGCGGCTGGCTGATGCCAGCCAGACCATCAGCACGCAGGCAGACGAGCTGCAGAGCAAAAGCCAGGCACTGGCAAAGAGCAACAGCCAGCTTATCAGCCTGTCCATTCTGACTGAAACCAACAACCGGGAGCAGGCGCGGCTCTACGCCGAAGCAGAACAGACCAGCGCACTGCTGAGACAACGACAACGCCGGATGGAGGAACTGAAACGTGAGAACGAGGATTTACGCCGCTGGGCTGATACTCCTTTGCCTGCTGACATTATCCGGCTGCGGGAACGTCCGGCACTCACCGGAGGTGCAGCTTACCGTCAGTGGTTGTCCGCGAGTGACGCCGTGTCGGCTGGAGCAGGCAGCGCCGCGCACTAACGGTGATCTGAACGCATTGCTGGATGAAACGGAGGCCGCCTGGGCGGTCTGTGCAGACAAAGTGGACATGATTATTGCGTGTCAGGAGCGAAACAGTGAACAAACCACAATCCCTGCGCCACGCCCTCAATAAAGCGGTGCCTTATGTCCGCAATAACCCGGACAAACTGCATCTGTTTGTGGATAACGGTTCGCTGGTTGCCACGGGGGCCAGCTCCATGTCGTGGGAGTATCGTTACACCCTGAACGCGGTGATTGAGGATTTCAGCGGCGACCAGAATCTGCTGATGGCCCCGGTTTTATTGTGGCTGCGGGATAACCAGCCCGATGCCATCAATAACCCGGCGTTACGGGAAAAGCTATTCACCTTTGAGGTGGATATTCTGCGCAACGATGTCTGTGATATCAGCCTTAACCTGCAACTGACGGAACGTGTGCTGGTCAGAACTGACGGCAGTGTGTCGAACGTTGAAGCGGTAGCGGAACCTGATGAACCTGAAGAAATGTGGACGGTGAAACGTGGCTGAACTGCAGAAGGTGGACAACTGGCTGAGTGCATTATTGGCGAATCTGGATCCAGCCGCAAGAAGCCGCATGATGCGCCAGCTGGCGCAGGAACTGCGCCGGACACAGCAGCAGAATATCAGGATGCAGCGCAACCCTGATGGCAGCAGCTATGAACCTCGACGGGTAACAGCACGCAGTAAAAAGGGGCGCATCAAACGTCAGATGTTTGCAAAGCTGCGCACCACAAAATACCTGAAAACTGCAGCCAGCGCCGATTCTGCCAGCGTACAGTTTGAAGGTAAGGTGCAGCGTATTGCCCGCGTTCATCACTACGGCTTACGTGATCGCGTCAGTCGCAAAGGACCTGAGGTCCGTTACGCAGAGCGTCGCCTTCTGGGTGTAAATGATGATGTTGAGGCAATGACCCGCGACATGATTCTGCAATGGCTGGCGGGGTGATCTTTGTATCAGCGCTGATACAAGTTGCAGCACTGCCGGCTTTCTTCCCCTGATGGCAACCTTTCCCTATGAACGCACAATTAACCGAAATCATGCGCCTTATCACCAACCTGATCCGCACAGGTGTAGTCACCGAAGTGGACCGGGAAAACTGGCTTTGCCGGGTGAAAACGGGCGACCTTGAAACCAACTGGATTAACTGGCTGACGCTGCGCGCGGGTAATGCCCGCACATGGTGGAAACCATCGGAAGGTGAGCAGGTGGTGCTGCTGAGTCTGGGCGGCAATCTGGAAACCGCGTTTGCCCTGCCTGCGGTCTACTCAAACCAGTTTCCGCCACCTTCAGATTCTGAGGACGGCAACGTGGTTGAGTACCCGGACGGTGGCTGGTTTGAATACGAACCCGCCACCGGGCGCTGGTATGTCAGGGGCATCAAATCAATGGTCATTGAGGCCGCTGACAACATCACCATGAAAACCAGTGAGTTTGTACTGGAGGCTGACCGCACGCGCATTAACAGCGAAGTGGTGATCAATGGTGGCGTTACCCAGGGCGGCGGAGCGATGAGTTCTAACGGGATCGTGGTTGATGCGCATCAGCATACTGGCGTCCTGAAAGGCGGCGACACAACCGGAGGCCCGGTATGACGCTTTATAGCGGGATGAACAATACCAGCGGTAAAGCCATTACTGATATTGACCATCTGCGCCAGTCGGTGCGGGACATTCTGCTGACGCCGCAGGGTAGCCGCATTGCTCGTCGGGAATATGGTTCCCTGCTGTCGGCACTGATAGATCAGCCACAAAATCCGGCGTTACGCCTGCAGGTTATGTCGGCTGTGTATGTGGCACTGAGTCGCTGGGAGCCACGGCTGACGCTGGATTCCATCACTATTAACAGCAATTTTGACGGTTCAATGGTGGTGGCGCTGAACGGGCGGCGTAATAACGGTGTGCCTGTTTCCCTTTCCGTATCAACAGGAGCAGAGAATGGCAGTGATTGACCTTTCGCAGTTGCCTGCGCCGCAGATTGTGGATGTGCCGGACTTTGAGACGCTGCTTGCCGAACGCAAGGCAGAATTTGTGGCGCTTCATCCGAAAGATGAGCAGGAAGCAGTGATCCGCACGCTGGAACTGGAATCTGAACCCGTCACCAAATTGCTGCAGGAGAACGCTTACCGTGAGTTGCTTCTGCGCCAGCGCATTAACGAAGCCGCGCAGGCTGTGATGGTGGCTTACGCGCCGGGCAGCGATCTTGACCAGCTCGCTGCCAACTACAACGTGAAACGCCTGACGGTGACGCCTGCTGATAATGACGCTGTGCCGCCCGTTGCAGCTGTGATGGAAAGCGATGAAGCGTTACGCCTGCGTGTGCCTGCAGCCTTTGAAGGGCTTTCAGTTGCGGGGCCAACTGCAGCTTATGAATTTCATGCCCGAAGCGCCGACGGTCGGGTGGCGGATGCCAGTGCAACCAGCCCGGCACCTGCAGAGGTGGTGCTGACTGTCCTTAGCCGCGAAGGCGATGGAACTGCAGAAAAAGACCTGCTGGACGTGGTGGAAAAAGCTCTGAACAGTGAGAACGTCCGCCCGGTGGCTGACCGTCTTACGGTTCGCAGCGCGGAAATCATCCCGTACCGCGTGGAAGCCACCATTTTTCTCTATCCGGGACCGGAAGCAGAGCCGGTAATGGCAGCGGCAAAAGCCAGCCTGCAGAGGTACATTGCCAGTCAGACGCGTCTTGGTCGGGATATTCGCCGTAGCGCCATCTTTGCCGCCCTGCATGTTGAGGGTGTGCAGCGTGTGGAGCTGGCTTCTCCTCTGGCGGATGTGGTCCTGAACAAAACACAGGCGGCATCATGTACGCAGTGGAGCGTGACCAACGGAGGAACGGATGAATAGTCTGCTGCCACCGGGTTCAACTTCACTGGAGCGACGACTGGCGCAAACCTGCAGCGGGATTTCTGATCTGCAGGTGCCGCTGCGTGACTTGTGGAATCCGGCAACCTGTCCGGTCAGTTTCCTGCCTTATCTCGCCTGGGCGTTCTCTGTGGATCGCTGGGACGAGGGCTGGACAGAAAGCGTCAAGCGCCAGGTGGTGAAGGATGCTTTTTATATTCATCAGCATAAAGGGACCACCAGTGCCGTGCGGCGGGTGGTGGAGCCGTTCGGCTTTCTGATCCGCATTATTGAGTGGTGGCAGACCGGAGAGGCACCGGGCACGTTTCGCCTAGATATCGGCGTGCAGGACCAGGGCATCACTGAAGATACCTATCTGGAACTTGAGCGACTGATAAGCGATGCCAAGCCATGTAGCCGTCACATGATCGGCATGTCCATCAATCTGCAGACCAGCGGCCCGCATTGGGTGGGAGCCGCCAGCTATATTGGCGAAGAAATCACGATCTATCCGTATATCAACGAAACAATTATTTCCGGTGGCACCGCGCATGAAGGCGGGGCGGTCCATGTTATTGACACAATGAGAGTGAATCCATGAGCACAAAATTTTATACCCTGCTGACGGATATTGGTGCGGCGAAACTTGCCAGCGCCGCCGCGCTCGGTGTGCCTTTAAAAATTACCCATATGGCGGTAGGCGATGGCGGCGGAACATTGCCAACGCCGGACGCAAAGCAGACAGCATTAGTAAATGAGAAACGCCGGGCTGCGCTGAATATGCTGTACATCGACCCGCAGAACAGCAGCCAGATTATTGCTGAACAGGTGATCCCTGAAAACGAGGGCGGTTGGTGGATACGTGAAGTGGGCCTGTTTGATGAGTCCGGGGCATTGATTGCCGTGGGCAACTGCCCGGAAAGCTATAAGCCGCAACTGGCTGAAGGCAGCGGGCGTACCCAGACCGTGCGTATGGTGTTGATTACCAGCAGCACGGACAATATCACCCTGAAAATCGACCCTGCCGTAGTGCTGGCAACCCGCAAGTATGTGGATGACAAGGCACTGGAGCTGAAGGTGTACGTGGATGACCTGATGGCAAAACATCTTGCCGCACCGGACCCGCATTCACAGTATGCGCCCAAAGAAAGTCCGACGTTTACCGGAACCCCCAAAGCGCCAACGCCAGCGGCGGGGAATAACACCACGCAGGTTGCGACCACCGCGTTTGTTCAGGCGGCACTGACGGCTCTTATTAATGGTGCGCCAGCCACGCTGGACACGCTGAAAGAAATAGCCGTAGCCATTAACAATGATCCGAAATTCAGTACCACCATTAACAATGCGCTGGCACTGAAAGCGCCGCTGTCGAGTCCGGCACTCACCGGAACGCCAACAGCCCCTACGGCGGCGCAGTCGGTCAATAATACACAGATTGCCACTACGGCTTTTGTGAAATCGGCGATTGCAGGAATGGTGGGTTCTGCACCTGCGGCACTGGATACACTGAACGAACTGGCGGCGGCACTGGGGAATGATCCGAACTTTGCCACGACAATGCTTAATGCGCTGGCAGGTAAACAACCGCTGGACAATACGCTGACTAATTTGAGTGGAAAGGATGTAGCTGGTCTTCTCACATACCTTGGTTTGGGAGAAG